CGTTTGCCAGAACACGATGTACCTGAACCTGCTGTCCAGCAGGTATGTATCGTGTCGCACATGTATACGGCGCCCGAACACCATGCCGCCGTCGAACTCCTGCAGCGAACTGATGTACTGAGGCGCGTCGACCCCTGCGATCCTCGGGATCACCGAACGATCCCTCCCTTGTTGTTGATCCCATGCAGGTCGTTCAGGTCCGTGCAGAGGAAGTAGTTGGACTTGTGCATCGGCACCACGGTGCGCTTGACGCTGCGGGCCTGCTGCTCACCGCAGGGCAGACAGAGCTGATACCCCACAGCGCGACGCGCTGCGGAGAACACGTCGCCACACGCGACGCATAGCGGCTTCATCACAGGCATGGCACGCCCTCCACGATGTAGTGGGTCTCGTTGTCGGACAGCTTGAACACGCGCCTTCCCAGGCGCAGCAGGCGCAGGTCGTCCTGCGCGTCGGACAGCAGCGTGTAGATCTGCACGGGACGCGTCGCACCCGTGATCTCATTGCGCTCCATCAGGACATGGACGGGTGTCTGCGGCGGCTCGGACACGGCGCGTTGCGCGTCGTCCACTTCGAACTCGGCCACGATCTCGTCGTGGAAGTGATCTTTGATACGACCCATGACTGACTCCTACTGATTGATTCCACGATACCGTGGACGACTAAACACTGAGACTGACACCCGGCGGGATGAACCATCTCAACTCCGCCAGAACGCCCATTATAGGCTAACTTTACACTTAGATCAAGTGTCCGGCACATCTTTTTTAGATAACGCCCAACACCATAAGGCACGCTGCGATCACGCAGAAGATGGCAAGGAGCAGATCATCGCGGTGCATTGCAAAGCTCCTCTGGGATCTCAACGATGTCACCGAGTTGGCTCGCCACATAGCAGCGCATCGCTGCTATGAGGGGCGTGGGGCCATGTGCGACATCATCCTCGTCGCCACCGCGAATCGCGGCGCTCCACGAGCCCTTGCCGTCAGGCACGAGTTCGATAGCCTCCCGCTCGATGATCGGCCCGCCCTGAGCCCAGTTGGTTGCTGGTTTCCATTCTTGGATTGGCGCTTCGTCCAGATAGACTGGAAGATCGTCAATGTAGTAACAAGCGGCTTCACTGTTCGGCCCTTCACACTTCGCCACCGCCCAGTCCAGGGCGGGGCCGGTGAGGTCTGCTGTCTTGATCTTCATTTCAGTTCCTCTTGGGTGGCGACAACTTCTATGACTTCGGCACCGTTCTTGGTGCGCAGGATCGTGTGCTGATACGGGTTGCCCGCCGCTTCGGTCACCTTCTTGCGGGCGACCATGCGGTCCACGCCGCGACGAATCAAGTCCATCACCGCACCGTGCGTGGTGTGGTGTACGCGCAGGGCGTTCGCGCCCCGATAGGCCCCGTGGCCTACGATGATCTTCATGCTGACTCCTACTGATTGGTTCCACGAGACCGTGGACGACTGAATATTCATGTCTTCTCACAGCACGTCGTAGCCGCTCAGCCAGCGGCGGATGTTCCCTTCACCGGGCTCGACGATGGTCAGCCCGTACAGGTCCTCATCCCCACATGAATCGTTGAACTCCGCGCTACCGTCGATGTCCATATCTGGGTCAACCGTGTTCACGCAGAACGAGTCGTCCGGGGGCAGGAGCCCCTTGTGCATCGCCGTGTCCACGTCGAGCGTGGAGTAGGCGAGCGTCTCAGGTTCGACAGTGGCATGGGGGTGGAAGTACTCCTTACGGAGCGCAAGGCGCAGGGAGCGTGGGAACGCACTCAGATCGGCCTTTGGGTTGATGCAGAAAGAGGCGTGGAGGGATGGGGCGGGAGCGGGGCGAACGCGGAGGATGGGACGAGGGGAAGGCTTCATGACTGACTCCTACTGATTGGTTCCACGAGACCGTGGACGACTGAACAAGGACCGCGTCGGGATACCTCCCGACGTGCTTCCATTATACGATGTATGGGGTATCAGATCAATGGGTACATGTAAAAAAGATGTGGAGGGTTCCAGGGTCGCAGGACGGTGGCAGAAGGGCTCGGGAGGGGGTTCGGACGGGGTTGAGGTGAGGAGATGTAGGGTTACTACTAGGAGTAAACAATTGTCGGAACTGGAACCGAAAATTGGAATCGGTCTGGAATCTAGGTGAAGGACAAAAAAGTTGTTGTAAATCAATAAGTTAGAGAAGAAGAAGAAGAAGAAAAAGTAGTGAAATTCCAAAATTCCAGTTGTTCCAGAGAGGGCGGCGGGTTGGGAGGGGTGAAGGGAGTAAGGAAGATAAATTTATTTTTTGCGAAATGTATCTGCCGGGGCGTGGGGAGGTTGGCGGGGGCGTGGTGGGCGTCGTCACTTCCTGCCAAAACCTCTTTCTGCGATTTTTGCCGGGGGGTACCCCCCTCTCAAAAAAACTGGAATTTTGGAATTTTGGGCCAAAAAGTGCCTTTTTTCCCTTATGAATCAAGCACTTACAAGATTCCAATCGACTGGAATTTTCTGGAACAAATTCCAGTCCGTTCTGGAATTTTTTGGAATTTTTTGCGCCTGGAACCAAATTCCAGCGATTCCAGAGCGATTCCAACGAACTGGAACTGGGCTGGAATCGCTGGAATCTGGCTTTTCGGTGCACAAAATTCCAGCAGTTCCAGAGCGATTCCAGTTTGTTGGAACTGAGCTGGAATCGCTGGAATCTGGGGTCGGAGGCGTGGCTGGGACACGTTCCACGAGACCGTGGATCGCTAAATAGCGGCGCTGACTCCCCAGGCCCCTTGCTAGTGCGCACTCACTTGCATCGGGCCACGCACGCACACACGCGCGCGACGATAAATAACTGGTATCAAACAGCGGGCACAAAAAAACCCCGGCGGGCCGCGAGGCCCGCCGGGGTCGTCGGGGCGTCAGCCCCGGTACGTCTTCCAGAACGCATCCACCGCCATCTTGAACCGGACCGGGTCCGCCTCACGGTCCCCCCGGGTCTGCGCGGTCTTGACCCGCTTCTCGTACCCGTCGAAAGTCTTCGTCATCGCCTCGACGAACCCAGCATTCGGCGCCCGGGTCTTCGTCTTCCCTTCGTTGACGATGCTGCGAATGGCCGCAGTCAGTTCGCCCATACGGTTCGATGCGTAGGTGCTGAACTTCTTGCGAAGGTCCCCGAGGATGGCGTGTTTCGCCGGGTCTACCTTGCGTAGTTGCCCGAATTCCTGCGGGCTATAACTCATGGCTACGTTGATGCTGAACATCACCACGCCATCGACCTTCGAAGGATCGGTCACGGGGATATAGACGCCATCTGCGAGCTTGTAGCCCTTCTCACCTTCCAACTCATGCTTGCGCAACTGCCAGCCCTTGTACAGGCTATCGCGCGTTTCCTGCGTGACAGTGTCCAGGAAGCCCGGGCACTTCTCAAGAACGAACTGCGCGATGTTGCGCGTACCCTCACTGCCAATCGCCAGCCTGTAGGCAGCGTCTTCGAGGGATGACGGGATGGCCAGGATGGCCGGGGTCTTCTGCTTTGCACTCATGGAGTGACTCCGGTTAACCCTGCGGTCTTACTTGTGCGCCGCAGTACTGTCTATATGCCGGATGACAAGAACGTTAGTCAAGGATTCACGGAACCGTGGACCGCTGATTAGCGGGCTTGCCCCCAGGACGCCCGCGCCCACACTCGCGCGACGACAAATAACTGGCATCAAAACGCGGGCGCAAAAAAAGGGCGGGGCCTCGCGGCCCCGCCCCAGTCATCAGTCACACACGATCTTGTATGTGACCCTCTCTTCTGTCGTCGTCCCGACGACCACCTTGTGGCACGTCGCCGAGTCTGACTTCACATCTACGCTGACGTGGACATCCATACCTTCGATGCTGAAGTCGAATGTCCGCGACATGCTGTACTTTCCTGCCGAATCTGAGGAGGACGTTTTGTCTGTCATCCCCGACAGGTATTCCAGTAGCTCAACGACATGCGGCACCTTGAATCCATCCTGCCGAAACAAGGACACGTACACACTTCCATACGACGATACGAAGATGTACTTGTCATCCTCTTTTACGTCGTCAAGGATTGCAAAGATTCGCGTCAGCGTCGGCTGCAACCGCACGTAGCGCGCGGCGCGGATGTTTCGAGCGCGCTGCTTAGCCTGCTCCACGTTATCCTTGCACGTCAGCAGGGTGGACTTGATTGCGCTGCGGGCTGCGTCGATAGCCCGGTCTGTCTTAGTCTTCATCGCCATGATGGCCTCCGTAAACACCGCAGCGCGGGATTGCGCTGCAGTACTGTCTATATGCCTGATGTCAGGGGCAGGATGCAAGGAATCGCGGAATCCCGCGACGCAAGCACACTCTCGCACCCTCGCGCGACGACATATAACTGGCATCAAAAGCAGGGGCCGAAGCCCCTGCTGTCTCACACTAGCCCGACGGTGCGCAGCACCGCGTAGCCAAGCAGGCCGACCACGCAGCCTGCCGTGAAGCAGACTGGGTAGTCCACCCAGTGCCTACGACGCGTCACGTAGACGCTGCCACCGAACGAGCCCACACGAGCAAACACCAGACCACCAACGCGCTTTGCTTCGAACATCGCTTTCTCCTGTTCTGCAGTGCGCCCATCGCGCTGCATTGCTTTCTATATGCCTAATGTCGAGGGGCATAGTCAAGGACTCGCGGATCCGGGCCACCCACGCCACCCCCACCCCCCGGAATCCCAGTTGGGTCCCCCGCGAGCCCCCACACCCCAAGATATGCACAAATCCCACCACGTTTTCCCAACTCCCCCCACCCCCCTCTTCATTTTTACTAGGGTTAACCCTAATCACATCATAGAAACACCCCCCTATAGGAGTCCCAACCTCCTGCCAAAAATACGTGGTACATTTCACGCCGCATCGTTTTTTGGAGCACAAACCCTCCGATGAACATCCCCAACATCGAACATATGCCGGACGTCGATTCCGATGTCCCCATGCCGTCCAACGCGACGGAAGCCATGCCTGAGTTGTCCGCTCGTGAAGAGCTGGAAATGCGGGCGCGGACGGTCAAGATGATCTCGGACCTCATGGGAAAACCCATCGAACCGTCCCAGACCGAGAAAGACACCGCCCGCAGCGTGGCCCAGTCCATGCTCACAAACGCTGCCGTCGCGCCGCAGCTATCCAGGTACTCCAATCCCACTCTTGCCTATCTGGCAGGAATGGTTGCCCAGTTCGATACCTTGGTGGTCAAGGAGCTGGCCGAGCTGAAGGTATACGTCGTCAACAAGCTGATTGCGGATACGGAGCATCCAGATGCCCGGATCCGTCTGACGGCGCTGCGCAGCCTTGGTGAAGTTGATGGCGTGGACGCCTTCAAGAAGCGCACCGAGATGACGGTCAAGCCCCAGTCCCTCGAAGAAGTCGAGAAAGAGCTGCTGGCCACCCTGGAAAAGCTGGAAAAACGTACCGTGAATGTCTCTGCCAGGGTCCTGGAACCCACAGATGTCGAAGACGCGCGTGTCGTGGACGATCAAAGTGGGTCTGGTGATGCGACTCACGCCTGATCAGATCCAAACGCTCAAGAAACTCCTACCGACGATGTCGGTAGAGGACAAAAAACGCACTCTTGAGCTTCTAAAAGCGTGGGAAACCGAGACAACTCAGCTTTTAGGTCGTGAATCTCTGCTGGATTTCGCTGAACACGTCTATCCAGGATACAAAATCGGCCCTCATCACCGCCGTTTGTCTAAATTGTTCGAGGAAATTGCTGCCGGGACCAAAAAACGGGTCATTGTCAACATCGCACCCCGTCATGGTAAGAGCGAGTTGATATCTTATCTTGCCCCAGCGTGGTATTTAGGTAAGTTTCCGCATAAAAAGATCATTATGGCGTCTCATACTGCCGATCTTGCGGAAAATTTCGGCCGCCGTGTTAGAAATTTAGTCAGTTCTGACAGATATAAGGACGTTTTTCCTCAAGTCGAACTGCAGGCAGACAGCAAATCGGCCTCCCGGTGGGGTACCAATTTCCAAGGTGAGTATTTCGCCATCGGCGTCGGAGGTGCCCTTGCGGGTCGCGGCGCTGATCTGTTCATCATCGATGATCCTCACAGTGAGAAAGAGGCCAAGCTGGGTCGTCCGGAGGTGTTCCTTCCTGCGTGGGAGTGGTTCCAGTCCGGACCGATTCAACGTCTCATGCCCGGTGGGGCCATCATAGTCGTCATGACGCGGTGGAGCAAGCTCGACCTCACGGGCCAGCTCATCAACCAGATGATCAAGGAGGACGGCGCGGACGAGTGGGAGGTGGTGGAGTTTCCTGCCATCCTCAACGACAAGCCGCTGTGGCCGGACTTCTGGACGATTGAGGAACTGCTGGCCAAGAAGGCTGTGATCGATCCCCGGTACTGGCAGGCCCAGTACATGCAGAACCCCGTCTCGGAGGAGGGGGCGCTGATCAAGCGGGAGTGGTGGAGGGTGTGGGACAGGATGAGCCCTCCGCAGTGTGATTTCACGATCATGTCCCTGGACGCTGCCCAGGAGACGAACAACCGTGCCGACTACAACGCGCTGACGACTTGGGGCGTGTTCTTCAACGACGAGACGAACAACTACAACATCATCTTGCTCAATGCAATCAAGAAGCGCATGGAGTTTCCTGACCTGAAGGAGTTGGTGTTCAGGGAGTTCAAGGAATGGGAGCCTGACGCGTTCATCGTGGAGAAGAAGTCCAACGGTGCAGCGCTGTATCAGGAGTTCCGACGCATGGGTGTGCCGGTGGGGGAGTTCACACCGGGCAAAGGACAGGACAAAATCTCCCGTGTGAATGCGGTGTCTGATCTATTTCGTAGTGGGATAGTATGGGCGCCTGATCGCCGGTGGGCCAAGGAGGTCATCGAGGAGTGCAACGACTTCCCTTCGGGGACGAACGACGACTTGGTGGACTCCACAACCCAGGCCCTGATGAGGTTCCGGCAGGGGGGATTCATTCGACTACCGTCCGATGAGCCCGAGGAACAGACATATTTCCGCTCTGCTAGACGGCGGGCGTACTACTGAGGACTGAATCATGGCCATCGACAAATCCCTGTATGCGGCTCCCGTGGGGCTTGAGGCAATGGCTATGGAGGGGGCACCTCCGGCGCTGGAGATCGAGATCGAAGACCCCGAGGCTGTGCGGATCGGCATGGACGGGATGGAGATCGAGCTGACCCCTGGGGCCGGTGCCGAGGGAGATGGCGGCTTCGATGACAACCTTGCAGAGGTCATGGAGGAGCGTGAGCTGGAGGCATTGGCCAGCGAGTTGCTCTCGGACTTCAACGACGACATCTCCAGCCGAAAGGATTGGATTCAGACCTACGTAGACGGTCTGGAGCTGCTGGGGCTGAAGATCGAGGAGCGTTCCGAGCCCTGGGAAGGCGCCTGTGGGGTGTATCACCCGATGCTGGCCGAGGCGCTGGTGAAGTTCCAGGCCGAGACGATGATGAGCACCTTCCCTGCCGCAGGGCCGGTGAAGACCAAGATCCTCGGCAAGGAGACCCCTGCGAAGAAGGAGTCGGCTGAGCGGGTTCAGGAGGACATGAACCACCAGCTCATGGACAAGATGCCTGAGTATCGCCCTGAGCACGAGCGGATGCTGTGGGGCCTGGGGCTGGCGGGCAACGCGTTCAAGAAGATCTACTACGACCCGCATATGAAGCGGCAGACAGCGATGTTCGTGCCTGCAGAGGACATCGTGGTGCCGTACGGCGCGGCTGATCTGGCGTCGTCGCCTCGTGTGACGCATGTCATGCGCAAGACTGAGAACGAGCTGCGACGGCTGCAGGTTGCGAAGTTCTACCGCGACATTGAGCTGGGTGAGCCTCAGAACGTCCTCGACGAGGTCGAGAAGAAGATCGCTGAGCGGTTGGGGTTCCGAGCCACTACAGATGAGCGTTACAAGCTCTTGGAGATTCAGGTCGAGTTGGACCTGCCGGGGTACGAGGACGATGACGGGATCAAGCTGCCGTACATCGTCACTATT